CAGAAAAGACGGCAAAGGATCCGAACTCTCGTATCAACAAGAGCCTGCGGGCGTGGAACTGCTGAGTGACATATGGAGTTTGTTGCTGTCTGGAATGCCATCCTTACGGTTCTTCTAGCGATTGTCGGCTTCTTCATGGCCTCAAAGTTTAGGGAACTGGATCGTCTGAGCATCCTTCTGAACCGTACCCGCGAAGAAGTTGCGCGTGATCACATCACCCGTGCAGAGTTTCGGCAGGACATGAAAGAGTTGATCGAACGCTTTGACAGGATTGAGTCGAAGATCGACAATCTACGAAGCAAGCCCCATGCCGTATAGTTCTCCCAAGCAAAAGCGGCTCATGCGGGCCGTCGCGCACAGCCCAGGCTTCGCCAAGAAGGTGGGCATCCCCCAGGCCGTTGGCCTGAAATTCGAAGCCCATAAGGCCGAAGGAGGCCCCGTGAAAGAATCCCCCAAGATGGTCAAGAAGGAACTCGCCTTCATGAAAGCTAAGGGTGCGCCCAAGGCCATGATCAAGCACGAGAAGGAAGAAGCCAAGGGCAAGCCCAAGGGCAAGCCGTTCGCCAAGGGTGGCGCGGCGAAGAAGATGGCATACGGCGGCAAAGCCTGCTGAGGAGAGAAAGATGGCGACGCAAAATCCCACGAAGGCTCCGGCCCCGGCGCCGGCAATTCCGGCTGCAGTGCGCATGGCGATGGAGTCGGCGGCGAAGCAGAAGGCCAGCGATGCGGCGGAGAAGCACTTCCCCAAGAACATCGATCCGGAAGGCATGCTACCGCCCAAGAAGAAGGCGATGGGCGGCATGACCAAGAAGTACGCCAAGGGCGGCGTGACCCGGGCCGATGGCTGCGTCAGCAAGGGCCACACCAAGGGCAGGATGGTGTGAGATGGCTACCGATCCCCGGTACACGAAATCCGCCCGCGAAGGCGGCATCCCGCGTCCTCAGACGTTTGGGGATGCTTTCAGGGAGGCTCGTTTAGCAGGTGATGCCACTTTCGAGTTTCAAGGCAAGACCTACACCACCAAGACCGCTGAAGAGCAGGGTCGGGAGATTGGTGCTCGTGCAGCCGCAGGCTCTGGGCGCGGTGCGTCCGCAGGCAGGACAGCCGCTAATCGGGATACGGCCTCAGAATCCAAGAAAGAAACGCCAGCGCGGCCTCGTGCATCTCTCTCTGATATTCCCGGCTTGCTCATGCGAGGCATGGCTGAAGGGGCAGAACGCGTTCCTGCGGGGCGCGGTCTAGGTGCGGCGTTTGTGGGTGCTGGCTTGCCGCGTGCTGTGGCTGGGGCAAGGGCCGGAGCGAGGGTTGCAGAAGCAGCGGAGAGACGTATCGAGCCCATGATGGCTACGGGGCGTGTCCGAGAGACGGGGCAGTTCCGTTCTGGGTCGCCTTCGCTACGTGAGGCGCAGCGCGAAGCCGCTGAAGAGATGGCGCGGGAGCCCGCGTTCAAGAAGGGCGGCAAGGTCAAGGCCCCGTCCCGGGGCCGGGGTGCCGGCTGCGAGTCTCGCACCAAGAAGACGAAGTACGTCTGAGGAGAGCGCAATGCTTTCGAGCAGGGGCATGGGCTGCATCCGCCCGGAACTCAAGAAGCCCAAGGCATTTGCCAAGGGCGGGGAGAGCCGCGTGAACGAGGCGGGCAACTACACCAAGCCTGGGATGCGCAAGGCGCTCTTTGAGCGCATCAAGGGGCAGGCTACGCAGGGTACGGCGGCAGGGCAGTGGAGCGCCCGCAAGGCTCAGCTTCTGGCGAAGCAGTACAAGGCCAAGGGTGGGGGCTACAAGTGAAAGCCCCGCAGCAGTCTCTGAAGGACTGGACCGCTCAGAAATGGCGGACCAAGTCAGGGAAACGCTCCTCCGACACTGGAGAGCGCTATCTCCCCGAGGCTGCAATCAAGTCCCTGAGCCCCTCTGAGTACGCAGCCACGACCCGGGCAAAGCGGGCAGGCAAGGCCAAGGGTCAGCAGTTCGTCAAGCAACCGCCGAAGGTGGCATCGAAGACAGCGAGATTTAGATGACCACATCAGGGACCACCACCTTCAACCTCGACCTCAACGATGCGGTCGAGGAGGCGTTTGAACGCTGCGGGGCTGAGCTTCGCACGGGCTACGACCTGCGCACTGCGCGGCGGTCGTTGAACCTTTTGCTTGCCGATTGGGCGTCAAGAGGCATCAACATGTGGACCTTCAACCAGGGCATGATCCCCTTGGTGCAGGGCACGAACACCTACACGCTCCCATCTGACACCGTCGACCTCCTTGAGCATGTCATCCGCACGGGTGCGGGCAACGTCTCGACTCAGGTGGATCTGACCATCACGCGCATCAGCATCAGCACGTATTCGTCCATCCCGAACAAGCTGCAACAGGCTCGTCCGATCCAGGTGCTGGTCAACCGGAACTCCAACGCGACGTACCCTGCGTCGAGCAGCTACTCCCCGGGCGCAACGGCAGCGCCCAGCATCACCGTGTGGCCCACGCCTGACCAGACGGGCGTCTATCAGTTCGTCTACTGGTACTTGCGGCGCATCCAAGATGCGGGTGCTGGTGGCGAAGCCACGCAGGATATCCCCTTCCGCTTCCTGCCGTGCCTCGTCAGCGGGCTCGCGTACTATTTGGCGCTCAAGATCCCCGGTGCGATGGAACGCTTGCCGGTTCTGAAGGCTCAGTACGACGAAGACTGGGACCGTGCATCGAGCGAAGATAGAGATAAGAGCGCCATCCGTCTGGTCCCACGACAGATGTTCATCTCGTGAACCTCGACCACGCCTCCTTGCGTTTCGCAGCGACATCTGCGAGAATCTTGGCTTTCCAGCCAGGAGTTCGCATGGGCGTGAATCAGTTTTCTGAGAATAACCTTTCCCACATTGACATGCCGAATGTCTGCGGGGTGTATCTATTGACGGATACCGTGACAGGCGGAACTTATGTCGGGTCTTCTAAGCATGTTCGTACTAGGATAAGTATCCACTTCCATGACATGCGGAGAAAGCCGAAGCAGCAGACATATCGGCGTATGCGCGTTACTTTTCAAGAGCATGGGGCAAAAGCGTTTACTGCGCAGCTTCTGCAGCAGTGTACGCCCGAAGAGTTGCTGACATTTGAAAAACAATGGATTGAAAAGTTGCGGCCTACAGAAAATCTGTATGTGTGTACAGACGGTAGAGAAGTGTATTCTGCCGACATAAGGCAGAAAAAAGCAGCCGCTGTAGCAGCGTTGTGGAAAACGCCCGAATACCGCGAAAAAGCTTGCGCGGCAAGGCGCGGCAATTCTTTTGCGCTAGGGCATAAGTGCACGCCTGAGCAAGTAGAAAACCGCAAACGTGCGGCAAGGCTTTCTAACATGAAGCGCAATTACGGCGCTGGCTGGAAAGAAGAGTACATCCGTCGCTACCCTGAGCACGCGGAGGATGTAAATGGCTAATCGTTTTGCTAATGGGCGTAAAAGTTTTGGGTTCTGCGATCTGTGTTCTTTTAGGTATGACTTAAAACAGCTCAAGAACCTCGTCGTCAAGACCAAGCAGACGCAGATCAAGGCGTGCCCGCAGTGCTGGACTCCGGACCAGCCGCAGTTGCAGTTGGGCATGTACCCGGTGGATGACCCCCAGGCTCTGCGTGACCCCCGCCCGGACACAAATACGTGGTATCAGTCCGGCACGACAGGCTTGCAGACAAGCCCGACATCAGGCACCGGCCCGGACCAAGAGGGCTACCCTGGCGAGGGCATGTTGGTCATCCAGTGGGGCTGGAACCCTATCGGTGGTGCCAGGGACTTTGACGCCGTACTCACGCCAAACACCTTGGTCGGCGTGGGTGAAGTTGGTCAGGTGACTATCGGCAATACTGGAACCCCTCAGTTCACGCTTGTCGAAGTTCTGTACACGACGCCGGGAACGTACTCTTGGACTGCGCCTACGAGTACCACCCAGATTTACGTGTTGTGCGTAGGTGGCGGTGGCTCCAGTGGGCATTCTGTATTGGGCGTAGGCACCGATGGAGTAGACGGGGGCGATTCTGCATTCGGGGTCGCCTTGACGGCGGGCGGTGGGAAGGGCGGAAAACTCCAAGACCCGTTTACGGGGTTTGGCGATGGCGGC